GGCCCGACCCGGGACAGGGTGCACGACCCGCTGAGCCGCCGACCGACTTCCGCACCTCTGACCGCGCCTCACTGGACGCCAAGCTCGCCGAGTTGGCGCCCGGGTTCCGTCTCCGCTCGTGATCCGCATCCGTGCCCGCTTGGGCGACGGGCACACCTCGATCGAGGTGGACGGACACGAGGGGCATGCCGTGGACGGCCGCGTATGTGCGGCCATCACGGCTATCACTCAAACCGCCCTGCTGGGCCTGGAGCAATACGCCCTGCAGCACCCGGACCTCGTGTCCGTCGAGATCACACAGGAGTAGAAATGACCACACTGACGGCTGCCAAGCCGTGGTTCCGGCTCGACCGCCACGATGTGCGGTCGACCGTTCCGACCGCGATCCGCGCCATGATGCAGAACGGCATCCTGGACCGCGTCTTCCAGGAGGCGCTGCGGCCGAACTTCATCTTCCCGGCGATCGCGGACGCGATGCCGTGGCAGGGCGGTCTCGGCGACACCAAGACGTTCACCCGCAAGGGCCTGCTCGCCCCGGCGACCACGCCGATCACCGGCTCGGACACGTCGGCTGCGACGTACAGCATCGAGCAGTGGTCTGTGACGATGGACCAGTACGGCCAGGCCGTCGACACGAACATGCTGACCAGCGCAATGGCGCTCGCCAGCAAGTTCCTCGCCGACGTAGAGACCCTCGGTATCAACGCCGGGCAGTCCATCAACCAGATCGCCCGGAACAAGCTGTTCAACTCCTACGCGGGCGGGCGGACCTGGTGCACCACGGCGGGCACGTCGGACACCAGCATCATCGTGCAGTCCGTCGCCGGATTCACCACCGTCCTGGTCAACGGTGTTCCGACCGCCGTGTCGGCGTCGAACCCGCTGACCGTGACGGTCGGCGGTGTCGCGAACACCGTGACCGGCGTGAACACCGGCACGAGCACCCTGACTCTGGGTACGGCTCGCGTGGACGTCGCCGGTGACGCGGTTGTGGCGGCGAATGCCCCTGTGACCGTGCGGCCCGCCACCACGAACACCGCCTACGACCTGAACCCGGCCACGGCGGCGCACCTGGCCTCGTTTGCGATGTTCCGTGGCGCCGTCACGCGACTGCGGAAGATGAACGTCCCGACGGTGGGCGGCTATTACGTCGCGCACATCGACCCCGACACCGAGGCGCAGTTGTTCTCCGACTCGGACTTCAAGCAGGCGCTGCAGGGCCGCGTCGACTCGCCGATCTACACGGATCTGTCGATCGGCCGTTTCGGCGGTATCGACTGGGTCCGCAACATCGAGTCCCCGACGGTGCTGGGTGGCTCCGCCGGTACGGCTGTCGTGCACCGGCCGATCGTGCTCGGTGCGGGCGCCCTGGTGGCGGCCCCGTTCGAGGGTATGGGTGACCTGCTGCGCGGCTCGGGCGTCGAGGACGTCCCGGACATCTCGATGGTCGAGGCCGCACCCGGGGTGCAGGTCGCGCGGATCGTCCGGCCGCCGCAGGACCGCCTGCAGCAGAACCTGTCGACCTCGTGGTCGTGGGTCGGCGACTACGGCATCCCGTCCGACTCCACTACCGGCGACGCGGCTCTGTACAAGCGCGCCGTGGTCCTTGAGCACGCCTGACAGGCGATTGTGCGGGCGGCCGGGTCTGCCTGGTCGCCCGCACGACGGATAGGGGAACTTCGATGCAAGCGACCGTGCAGGACGACCTGCGGTTCTATTGGAACTACCGGGTCTGTGAACTGCCGAAGGGCGAGATCGTCACCGGCGATCTGGCGGCCTACCTCTTGAAGGAAGGCGCGGCGGTCGAGCCTTCGGATGAGGAGGCCCGCGCCCTGCTGGAGCCCCCACCGGAGCAGCCGCCCGCTGAGCTGGACATCGACGGCACCGCCGCCGACGTCCTGGCCTGGGTGGGCGAGGACCTGGAGCGGGCCGCTGAGGCACTGGCTGCGGAACAGGCGAAGGACAAGCCGCGCTCCACGCTGGTGAAGCAGTTGGAGAAGCTCGCCGCCAGCAGCCCGGAAGAGTGAGGGGAGGCCGCCATGGCTTTGCCCCCGCTCGCTACGGCGGCCGACCTCCAGGCCGCGGGCGCCACGGGTACGGACGCGGCGCTGGAGTTGGCGCTGCGCCGGGCTTCCGCGCGGGTGCGCCGGTATACGCGGCAGGACATCACGTTCGTCGTGGATGAGACGGTGACCTTGCCGGGCGGGGAGCGGGTGCTGTGGCTGCCGCAGTATCCGCTCGTTGTCGACGGAGGCCACCCGCTGACGGTGGTTGAGGTCGCCGACTTCTCCGGCATCGAGTGGACGGCGATTGAGAACCGCGACTACTCGCGCATCGGGAACGAGCTGACCCGCGGCTATCCGTGGCAGGCCCCGAACCGGCTGATGGGCTGGCCGTGGAATCGCGCCCTGGGCATCTGGGGGCCGAAGGTCCGCGTCACCTACAGCCACGGCTACAGCGAAGTCCCTGACGACATCGTCGACGTGGTCCTGGATCTGGCGACGATGAACCTGGCCAACCCGGAAAACCTGCGGCAGGTCGCCATCGACGACTTTCAGCGGACGTTCGCGTCGGAGACCATCGGCAGCGCCAGACTGACACGGCAGCACAAGGAAGACCTGCGCCCCTACCGGCGATCGGCGTACTCGGTGGTGTTGTCGTGAGCGCGCTTGAGGCGGCGCTGGCGGCGGGCCGGCGTGAGCACGAGGCGATCATGCTGGACACGGTGCGGATATGGCGCCCGGGTCCGTCGGTGTTTGACCGCACCACGGGCACGAGCACGCCAGGGACTCTGCTGGAGTTGTATGCGGGCAAGGCCCGGGTGCGGCCGTTCGGGCGTTCGGTCAGCACGGGCGTTGAGGCCGGCGAGCGGGAGGTGGTGCTGCGCGAGTACGTGGTGTCGGTGCCGCTTTCGGCTCTGCTTCCCTCTGGCGCGGTGCTGCTTCCGGGTGATCAGGTTGAGGTGACTGCTTCAGCTGATCCGCGGCTGGCGGGTCGCACGTTGTGGGTGACGGCTTCGCAGTTGAACGCGCAGGCCACGGCGTGGCGGATCAATGCGGAGGACCGGTCATGAGTGCTCGTTTCGACATGTCTGATGTGCGGCGCTTGGAGCGTCATCTGGCCCGGGTGATCCCGAGGGCGCGCCGGGATGCCCGCGCGGTGGTGCGGCGTGGCGCGGTGAACATCAAGAAGGACTGGAAGGCGAACGCTCGCGGGTCGGCTCCGAAGCACGCCAAGCACTACCCGCGGTCGATCTCTTTCGACGTGAACAACTACGGGCCGGACATCATCATGGCGATCATCGGCCCGGATAAGGGCGGCCCGCAGGGCGCGCTCGGAAACCTGCTGGAGTACGGGTCGGTGAAGAACCCGCCGCACCGCGACGGCGGCCGCGCGCTGGACGTCGAGGAGCCCCGCTTCGACGCGCAGATGGCACTGATTGCCGACCGTGGTCTGACGTGGTGGTGAGCGGATGACGACACCGACAGTCCTGCCGCACATGGATGCCGTGCAGGCCGCGCTCACCACTGGAGGGCTGACGGTATATCTGGGTGGCGCGCCGACGTCGTCCGGCTGGTCGCCTCCTGACAAGTACGCGGTGCTGTACCCGGAGCCCGGGGAGGCTGTTCGCGAGTCGCTGGCGGACGTCCGCGGTGACTTCATGACGACTTTCCAGATCACGTGTGTGGGCGCCTCGATGGAGCGCGCCCTGTGGGTCGCGGACAAGGTGCGCGCCGCCCTGTCGGCGCCGCTGACGGTGGCAGGGCGGGCCACGTGGCGGCCGGAGGATCTGGGCGGGCCTTCGGTGCAGCGCGATGACGACACCACTCCGCCGTCCTGGTTCGTGCCGGTGCAGTACCGGCTGATGTCCATTCCCGCCTGACAGGAGATCCCCTCATGGCGCTTCTCGCCCAGCAGGTCGTCGCTTTGAGCGGCCTGACCCCGACCTACTCGGCTGCTGCCGCGTCCACCACGGTGACGTGCGGCGAGCGGTCGTTCCTGCACGTCAAGAACGCGGCCGGTTCGTCGATGACCGTGACGATCACCGCGACCTTCAAGCAGCGCGGCCAGGCGGTCGCGGACCTCGTCGTGACCGTCCCTGCGACGACTGGCGACAAGATGATCGGTCCGATCACGCCCGACCTGTTCGCCTCTGCCGCCGACGGTGTGAGTGCGTCCATCACGTACTCGTCGACGACCAGCGTCACCGTCGCCAGCCTCGTCATCTGACGCTCACCCAGTCCTGCCCGCCCCGTCGCCGGGGCTTTTTTCATGCCCTGAGGAGGGTTCATGTCTGACCTGATCAGCGACGGACAGACCAAGGTGGTCTGGGCGTCGTCCATCGCCAACATCAACGCCCCGACGACGACGGAGTTGAACGCCGGGTCGGACTTCACCACCCGCGTCACCCCCGACGGCCTGAAGATCGACCCGAGCACGGCGGACGTCGACACGTCCTCGCTGGC